ATTGAGTGGTTACGTTTGATATAAGAAAGTTTGCATTTACATTAGGAGTCTGAGAGAAAGCGGAACTTACAGTGATAGTCCCACCTGATACAGATGAGATTGCCTTACTTTCAAACGATCCATCGGGTAAAATTACAGCTAATGTCGCATCTCCAACAGGATTACCACTAGCATCTACAGCTAAATCAGTTGCAGAGGTATCGTCAACAGTAACAACAGTAGTAGAAGTAACGGCAGATAATCTTCCACCTCTTCTTACACCTGCTCTTACAGGGTCTTGAATTTCAATGATTGCACCTGGTCTGACTACTATACCAGAATCAATAGACGTAGCAAATGCAACAATCTCACTTTCATTTTGTTCTGCAAATAATACTGCTTTCCCTAATCTTCTAGCCTGACCTCTCGAAGTACAAGCAAACGCTTTTACCTGTTTGATAACAGTTCCTATTTTGGATATTGCAGTTGCATCTTCTACTACTTCAAAATCAACCTCTTGACTATCCATGTTGAAATATGAAACAGATACAACACTATGTCGTGTTTTTAAACTGCTACCAGAATAGGAAAAACCCTCTGAAGTTACATTTGAAAGATTAAATAAATAACTGGGATCTGTTGGTTTGTCTTGTGTAATCGTTATTGTTCCAGCAGACCATATCGGCATACATCTCATCACACCTGCTAAATCATTTATTAATTCAAATGCTTCTTTAGGACTTTGAATATTTACATTACAACTAAATCTAGCTTCCTTTCCTCCAGCACCATCATCAACAAGAGTATTAGCAAATTTACTGGCATTAACAAAACTGAAAAGATCAAGAGAACTATCTGTTATATGATCTCCAAATCCATACCTTGAAGTCGTAAGCAAGTCCAGTAACACCATTGCAGGACATGAACACCATGTAGCTGCTCCCATAACTCCATTAAAAATATAACCATCAGGATAAATAATTCGACCAGTAGAACTATCAACAGTAGGAGTACCAGAACTAGATGCACCTGCACCTGGAATCCTTACTTTTATTCCTCTAATTCTAAATTTACGAGCAGGAATAGAACTGAACTGCATCGAATCCAGTCTTATCGAACTATATGCACTATTTAAATAAGTTGAAGCATCATCAATAATTTCTCCAAAACTTGTCCATTGAAAACTGTCTCTTAAATTAGTATCTGTGCTATCTGCTGTGACTCTGCTAACTCTTATATCAACAGGAAACGATCCAGTAATATTTACACGATAATCTTTTTGGTACGCATCTCCACTTCTACCTCTAATCGTGTCAGTAATAAGATCAGTAAAACCACCAGAATTATATTGAACAGCTATTTTTAGCTGAACAGAAGAACCTAATAAATCTCCATTATCAGTGGCTTTCTGCAACTGAGGAAATGTAATAGATACTTTTACAGCATCAACATTTGTATTTGTTATCTGACGAGTAACAGGAGTGCTTGCAGTAACTTCTACACCAACACTTGTTGTTGATACACTGCTTTCGATTCCAGGTATTTTTGTCTGATCTCCAGTACCAAATCGAGGAGTGAATTTTACATCTTGAAAGTTGAAATCTGTGGTTTGAGGATCTGTAGAATCTGCTGAAGCTCTTAATACTGGAGTGTCATTAAGAAAAACATCTTTCAATGCAGCATTATTATATGCAGTTGTACCTTTTGTTCTTCCTTCTTTTGATGCTGTTGCAAAACCCTCTATCTCTCC